TTACGAATTCTTTCTCAGATTTTCCATGATATCGACCGTTTCATTTCTCATCTTATCTGTTACATGCGAGTAAGTATCCATCGTAATTGAAATTCTGCTGTGGCCCGATCGTTCAGAGATTTCTTTCATTTTTGCGCCATTTTCGAGAAGAAGTGTAGCATGAGTATGTCTGAGAGAATGGAAGTTAAAAGAGAGGGAGAGTGCATTCGATATCCTCCTAGTATTCCATTTCACTACACTTGGCGTAACTAGCTCACCGTCTTCCTTCGTACATACTGCATTTGAATCAATGTAGAGCTTTCCATACTTCATTCGATTTTCTAATTGTTGTTTCTTATGTTTTTTCAGAATTGCTAGCAAGGTTTGTCCAATAAAAATCGTTCGATTGGAACTGCTTGTCTTTGGCGTACCATATACCCATGCGCCGTCATTCTTTACCATTTGTTTCTCTACAGTAATTGTTCCATTTGAAAAATCGACATCATCCCACGTCAGACCACAAACTTCGCCAACGCGCATTCCCGTATAAAATCCAACATTCAAAGGAATATAGAAAGGATGTCCTTCAGGAGTAATTTCTAGCATATGATCAAAGTCCTCAAGAGAAATGATTTTTAGATCTTTTTTAGTCGTTGGTCGTTCTTCGTATTTTGGTATCTTTACATACAGCATAGGATTTTGCTTGATTAACCCCCAAGGATAAACCGCCATATTCAGCGCATTCTTAAGGACAGAGTGAGTAATAGTCATTGTTTTCTTCGAGTAACCCTTTTTAAATTCATCATTGATGAAATTTTGCAAAAGAGCAGGGGAGAGATCCGTAAGTTTTTTCTTTCCTAAATAACCATCTATATGATTTTTGATGGTAAATCGGTAGTTTTCATAGGTATTGTATTTTAGATTTAGTTTAACGTATTCCTCCATCCAAAAATCAAGGTATTGTTTTACTCGAGTATCTGTACCTAAAAAATATTGTCCTGTTTCGTCAATATCTGATAAAATTTTTCGTAAAGTAGCTTCTGCATCTGCTCTAGTATCTCCACCAACTTTTTCCACTTTTTTTCTTGAGCCATCATCATTGATGTCTTCAAAATAATAATACCAACGTTTCCCGCGTTTTCTCACACCGCCACGCATAAAATCAGTCCTTTCATAGTGCTATGTCATTAGTACGATAATTAAATTTTTTTGGTACATATAGAGAGGGAATAGATGTAAAATCCGTATTTTTAATAGAAGTGTACGAACTTACGTTCTTTTGTGTTTAAAAAGAAAAGCCCGAAGGCTGATCTTTTTATATTCTAATAAATTAATCTTTTAAAGATAATTTTTATTAATTAGGTAAGTTATCGATAGCATATTGTGCTTGCTCGGGCGTATATTTTTCATATACCAATTGGTCATAAAGACCATCTTTAGAAAAAGCAGAATAATCTAAATAGTCTTTAGCAGCTTGAAGTGCATTTGAAGATTCAAGCGATACATCGTTAGAAGTTGATGATTCCACTGATGAATCAGAAGAAATGGATGGATTGCTACTTTCTTCTAATGTAACTGATGTAGAAGTTGATGAGTATTGTGATTCGCTTAAACTAGAATATTCAGTATCGGAGATATTTTCCGATGTGGATGACTCGGTTTGGCTTTTAACAGTATTATCATCTCCACCACTTAATGCACCACCAACGATGAATACAACCAGAACCACAAGAATCCAAAACCAAACTCTTTTATAAAAAGGTTTTTTCTCCTTCATTACGTAAGTTTTTCCATCTTCCCCTGTAACTTTTTTCTTCACCATTTTTTCCTCCAAAAATTAAATGATTTACTCCCATTTAAAGGCAGGCAGTGATAGTCGCCATTAATAAAAAGAAAAGCCCGAAGGCTGATCTTCAATGTAATAATTCAGTCATTTTTTTTCGAACAAAAGTCTATAGAAATTTTTGAACTATATCAGTAATTTGTTTTGAATAGCTATAAATGTCTATAGGCTCTTTCAACTCATAAACTGTATGATTATCATCGTTTAATTCAATTTTCATTCCATTTGTATTGAAACGAACTCTTAGAATCCATTTTCTGATATTGTCATCTAATAATATATTGAAGTAACTTCTGTTGTCTCGATAGAATAATCGGTCTAAAGGAATAGTATCTACTAAAACAACTTTACAAATAGTATAGGCCTCTAATTCTTCAGGAGTGGTAACAATTTCACTATCAGTTTCATCTGTTGTATCAGAATCTGATTTAGTTTCTGTATCCTCAACAGTAACCGATGTTTTCAAAGCAGCGCTTAATTTATCATTAACTTTTTCAGCGATAAATTGGTTTAATCCTTTTTTTATAATTGGTTTAAATTTTTCAATAGTTTGCTTTGTTTTCATTCCGTCATAAATTTCGCCAAGAAGATATTTGACAAAATTTTCCGTTGGTTCGTTTAGCTCAGAAGACAGGTAAGCCTTTAATGAATTTAAGTATTTAAGTTCTGCTGCAGAACTTGTAATCTTGTCTACGTCGAAATTGTCTTTATGAAATTTTGCTAACTCTGGAAGTTGGCTGTCTTTAATTTTTGTAATATTAATAGTTAAAAAAGGAGTAAGATCCATTTTATTTGGTTCGTCTAAATCAGTAAAGAACTTGTATTCCTCGCCGTTCGTCAATATACCAAATTTAGAAGTAGTGGTTCCAAAATATCTAAATAGTTGAGAATCATGTTTTGTTAACTTTTCATTGATCGATTTTGCTTCTATAAGTATAGTTGGTTGCCCGTCAAGAACAATTGCATAATCAACTTTTTCGCCTTTCTTTATACCTACATCAGCAGTAAACTCTGGTACAAACTCTGTAGGATTAAACAAGTCATAACCAAGTGCAACAAAGAAGGGCATAATTAATGAGGTTTTTGTTGCTTCTTCTGTACCAATACTATCTTTTAATTCAACCACTCTTTTACCTAATTGTTTCAAGCTATCTTGAAATTTTTCCATTTCCATGATGAAACCTCCTAATAGTATTGCTCCCACTAAGGCAGGGAGCGATAGTCTTCCCAACAAAAAGTATTTGAATTTATGTAATCGCTTTCCCCACAAAGTCAAAAAATTCAATACTTAATTATTCAAACATTAAAAATTTCAAATTAAAAATTTATAAGCATCTTTCGGAAGTCCATATAGTTTAGTCAATAAATCAACTTCTCTTGGAAATTGATCCGTGTCATCTTTGTAAAGAGAAACGATGAGATTAGCAGCAAAGCAATTTGCCTCACTCTCTGATTTGCTCCTAGATAATCGTGTAGAGACGTAATAGCTAGATAGTTCTTTGTGAAAAAGGGCATGGCCAAGTTCGTGGGCGCAAATATAGAAACGCTCTTCGGAGTACTTAAGACTGTCATTTAAAAAGATAATAGGTTCGTCTAAAATTTCCTGAAATTGTCCTTTTGGGTTATTTAGAAAAAGAACAAATTCTACGCTTATGCCCATTTTTTCACAAATTATAAAAGGATTAGCGGATTGATATTTCCGCTTTAAATCTCCAACTAGATTTACTACATCCAACTCCATACAAATCACTTCACTTCACTTTACTTTTTCTTCCTTTTTTTTATATCCCAGAATGTCGCTGTAAGGATATCTTTTACTCGTTGAATTTCTTCAGGTGTTAAAGTTTCACCACCGTAAGCCATGTTCACGTTTGATTCTAATAATTTATCTAGCTCGATTAAATCATTCTCATTAGCCCAATCAGGGATAAGCTCCACGTTAACGGGTGAATTCTCTTCGAAGTAGGAAATAGACACACCTAAAGCAACTGATAGTTTTTTTAAAGTTTCTAAAGTTGGATCTTTTCGTTCACCTTTTTCAAATCTAGATATTTGAGAAGCGCTTACTCCAGATTTTAATGCTAACTGATTAACTCCTAATCCTCTAGAGGTTCTCAATTCTTTTAGTTTTTCTCCAAACTCCATGATAAAACCCCTTTCTTAAATAAATGATATAGCCCTTTGGCAACAAATGCAAAAAGAATTGCAATTTAGCAACAAAAAGTGTTGCCAAATGACAAAAATAGTATTATAGTGTTGTCATAAGGCAATGGAGGTGTGAAAAATGAAAACATTACTTAAACAAGACGAACTTAATTCCTTAATGCAATCAAAAGGTGATGATCCATATTCATTGGCTAGAAGAATGGATGTAGATCCATCAACGGTCTATAGAATATTGAATGGAGATCGTGGGATTGGCGGAGAATTGATTCCTAAACTGCTCAACGCTTTTGAACTTTCTGAAAAAGATTTTGATAAGCTTTTTATTTTTAGTGAAGTGTTGCCAAAAAACAAAAACGAGGGGATTGCCAAATGACACGACAAGAAAAAATAAACATCGTACTTGATGTTAGACCTAGACTAGTTCACATCATCAAGTGTGCTACAGATGATCAACTTGATCGTTTAGTTGAAGAAGTTCAAAAAGAGCTTGAACGTGAACTAGATGAAGCAGCTTTCGTTTGATTCTTTAAATTAATAGTATAAAAAAATTGCTCGTATTGATATACGGGCGAATAAGAATATGAGGTGTTTAAACTGTTAAAAAAATCAAGTGTTATTCGAGAATCGTTAGTCGAAGTAATTAATAAGAGTGGTGAGACCAAAAAGGAAATAGCAAGACAAATCAACGTCTCTCAACAGTCATTAAGCGATTGGACAACATTGTTTAATACGAAGCCCGTGACGTTGGAAAATGCTCAGGCGTTAACGGATCATTTTAGAGATTCTGATTTTACTCTTCAAGTGATTCATGAGTTTTTTGGTCTATTCAAATCAATTGATGGTGATGTTTATAGAAGAGATCCATCTTCATTAGACAAGTTGCAAATGATTGAATCAGATGAGCGGAAACAGAAGAAGCAAGAAGTAGAAAAAATTCTTCTTAAACAAGTAAATTACTTAACTGTTGATGATCGTCAACAAATCATTGCATATGCTTATGAATTTTTAGACGAGATCATGGTTGAAGTCACACTAATAAGTGCATTATGCGAAATACTTGGAATCGATATTCGCAAGCTTAGTGAGGAACGGCTGTCGTACTGGGTAGTACAAGGATATATGAAAGGATGATGGAAATGGAAACATTGGAAAATATTTTTCCAAAAAAAGTTGTCTTGAAGCGCAACAATAAAAGAAACATTGAAAAATTAACATACTCAGTTACTGAAGCGGCATTAGCTATAACAACAAATCCTCAAAATGTTAAAGATTTAATTGAGATGGGATACATCGGTTTTTTGAAACTCGGTGAAATTAGAATTCCTAAAACTGAAGTCGCTCGATTTTTAGAGAATCATATGAATGAAGATCTTGCTAGCGAAATTGCTAAATATAGAGAGGAGAGAAAGAAATGAAAACTGTATTTAAAATGACTGTCAAGAGCGCTTTGCTTATGAGCCTAGTAGCAATCGTACTGGCAAGTATTAATCCAGCATATGCACTTATTTATTGGGGAACCTTAGTAGCGGTTACTGCTGTAAGAGAAAGTTTCAAAATGCCAACACAAAAAAGACCGACCAGCGACGGCAATCGCTAATCGGCAACATATCAAAATATCTTATCTGTATTTTAGCATGAAAGGAAGGCTAAAACAATGAACGATTTTGGACAAGCATTAGATCAGTATTTAACTACTCCAGAATGGGGCACGCCACATAAAGAGGAGGAAGACGATGAGTAAATCTACCTTAGAAATGAGCCGTCAAGAATGGCTTGAAGACCGCAAGAAAGGCATCGGAGGTTCTGATGTCGGAACGATTTTAGGATTGAATAAGTGGAAATCACCTTATCAACTTTGGCTAGAAAAAACAGGACAAGTAGTACTTGAAGAATCAGGAAGTGAGCCCGCTTATTGGGGCAATATCTTAGAAGAAGTGGTTGCTAAAGAATTTCAAGAACGGACAGGTAAAAAGGTTCGCAGAAGAAATCAAGTCTTTGAACATCCACTGCATCCGTTTCTAAGAGCGAATATTGATCGTGATGTAGTGGGAGAAAATGCCATTCTGGAATGCAAAACAGCCAATCAATTTCTCGGCAAAGAGTGGGAAGGTGAAGAAGTACCACTCAGTTATCTCTGCCAAGTTCAACATTACATGAACGTTTTAAACAAAGAGTATTGTTACATCGCTGTCTTAATCGGTGGTCAAAAATTTATCTGGAAGCAGATTGAACGAGATCAAGAGCTGATCGATACAATCACTGAACAATTAGTAGAGTTTTGGGAAACGAACGTTCTTGGAGGTATCGAGCCAATTATTGATGGTAGTCAAGCGACAGCTGATTTCTTGAAAGAAAAGTATGCAGATGTTGAAGACGTTCAAACGACGTTACCAATTCATTTCGATGAACTAGTTGAACAGAAAAATGAACTCAAGCGAACCAAGAAAGAAATTGAATCGGCTATTCGACAGGTGGACAACGAGTTCATCAGTGAATTAGGCAAACGTGAAGCTAGTATCGGTATCACACAAAGAAACATTATCAGTTGGAAACTTGTTCGTACTAAACGCATTAACACGAAGAAACTAGCAGAGAAATATCCAGATGTCGCAAATGATGAAGAGATTTATAACGTTACTGAATCAAGAAGGCTAACCGAAAAGGAGATTAAATAATATGGCAACAAATGAATCGTTAAAAAATCAATTGGCAGAAAAGCCACAGAAACAAGTTGCACCAGGACAGTTAGGGCTTAAAGCTCTAATGAATACACCAACAATGAGAAAGAAATTTGAAGAAGTACTTCATGACAATGCTAATGCTTTTATGTCGAATGTTATGACTCTTGTATCTAATGACAGTTATCTTGCAGATAGTGAACCGATGTCTATCATGAGTGGTGCGTTAACTGCTGCAACATTAAATCTTGGGCTAGATAAGAATTTAGGTTATGCATATTTAGTTCCATTCAATAGTAAAAACAAGCAAACAGGAAAATGGGAAAAGAAAGCTCAATTTATGCTTGGCTATAAAGGATATATCCAATTAGCCCAACGATCAGGTAAATACAAAGCATTAAATGTGATTGAAGTTTACGAAGGAGAACTAAAAAGCTGGAACCGACTGACAGAAGAGTTCGAGTTTGATCCAAATGGTAGAACATCTGATGAAGTCATTGGATATGTTGGCTATTTTGAATTACTGAATGGATTCAAGAAAACTGTCTATTGGACCAAACAAGAAATTGAAGCTCATCGAATTGCTAACAATAAGGATCGAGATAAGACAAAGTTAAGTGGTGTGTGGGCATCTGATTACAATGCAATGGCACGAAAAACTGTTTTGAGAAATCTTCTTTCTAAATGGGGGATCTTATCCATTGAAATGCAAGAAGCTACCACATCGGATGAGAGAGTCCAGAGAGTTCAAGAAGATGGCAGCATTATTGCTGAAACAGAAGTTGAGGAAGATATTCCTGAAAGAAAAGAAGCAGAGGTTATTTCTGAAGAAAACAAAGATGTACAAACTGGATTATTTGATGCATCTAATCCGCCGTTAAACAAATAATGAGGGAGTTTTCTCCCTCAAATTAATAGAACGAAAGGAGGGACTCAATTGGATTACATCGGACAGCTTAATGCTTTCGACAATTGGCTTGAATATAACGAGCTTGGCGCTGGTCCCCAACTGCTTTGGTATAAGCTAATGGCTATAGCAAACAAAAGTGGATGGCAGAGCGAATTATCGATTGCCAATACAAGGCTACAAGCAATGACTAAAACGTCTGAAAAAACATTGATTAATAATCGAAACCAATTGATCCAAAACGGACTCCTTCAATATAAAAAGAGAGGTCGTACAAAAGCTGGAGTTTATATTCTTTCTGATCTAACTGGAAATTTTACAGTAAAAACTACAGTAGATAATACGGTAGAAAACTCCGCTACTGGAAATATTCCAGTAGATAGTAAAGTAAATCCGAAAGTAAATAGGGAAGTAAATCCTTCAGTAGATTCTACAGTAATTCCTTCAGCTTATATAAACAATACAAAACAAAACAAGACAAATAAAGAAGATGATATAGGCGTGTATGAGTTCATCCAAAAAAACTGGGGGAAAGCACCTACTGGACTTTTGCAAGGAGCATTAGGACCGATGATTAAAACTTGGGGAGCAGATATGATTCTCTTTGCTTTTAAATTAGCTTTCGAAAACAACGTTGAGATGCCAGGATTGAAAAAATACGTTGAAGCGATATTAAATTCATGGAGTAATCAAGGAATTAAGACAATGGAATCAGCAGAAAAAGCCCAAGAAGATTTTAAGAACAAGAAAAAACAAAACTATCTTCCTAAACGTCAAAACAATGTACGGCGTGAAAAGTTACCTGATTGGGTCAACAAACCTCAAGAAGAAAAGACGCTAGATCCTGATAAAAAAGCAGAATTAGAAGCCCGCTTTGCTGCTTATCAGGCTAAGAAGGAGGCGCTTCTTGAGAATGAATAAATATCGTAATCGAAAAACTATCCATCGAGGTATCAAGTTCGATTCTATCGCAGAAGCAGAGTACTACGATCTAGCCTTATGGCAAGCTGAAGCGAACGGCTGGAAAGTAAAACTTCAGGAACGATTTGAGCTGATGCCGAAATTTGAACTAGACGGAAAGAAGTATCGCAAGATCGAGTATATTCCCGACTTCACATTTTATAAAAACGGCAAACTTGTCAAAGTCGTAGATGTTAAAGGGATGCAGACAAAAGATTTCAAAATCAAAGCGAAACTCTTCTGCAGTCAATATCGAGTACCGCTGATCTTAGCGAAGAAATATCGGAATACGTTCAAGGAAGAACGGTTTTAACGAGGTGATCCATCATGACAACAGAAGAAGTGATTCAAATGCGAATTCGAAGCATTTAACGTGAAATTGACGATCTGGAGCGGACAAAGGCAGTGATGGTCAATGAAACGGCAAGGAAGACAATCGATTTGCACATAGAGAACTTAAGAAGGGAAATTCGTAGATTGGAGGAATGATCGTGGATAAGAAAGCAGCAATGAAACGAATTGCTGAATTAACCAAGTCAGAATCTTGGCAAGAAGACAAAGAAATAGTTGCAGAAGTCCAAAAGCTCGGTAAATCAATGTGGGCTGAAAAAACCAAACGGAGAACGCCGAGAAGAATTGCAATCTGGCATGGTGATCGAATTCTAGTAACAGGTACTGCTGAACAGTTATCTGAAATTACTGGTCTGAGCAAAAACATCATCTGGGATAGAGCTAGGAGCTTATGGATTGATTCAAAAGGACGACAGTTTAGGTATGTGGAGGAGAAATAATGGAGGAACTAATCACAAAAGTAGAGCAGTGGGCAAAAGATAAGGGATTGGATCAAGCTGATTCCAGCAAGCAAATGTTAAAAACGATCGAAGAGATTGGGGAAGTTGCCGCTTCTCTAGCTAGAAAAGATGAATATGGTTTAAGAGACGGAATTGGAGACGTAGTAGTAACCTTGATTATTTTAGCTATGCAAAATGATATGGATTTGTACGAGTGTCTGAACCAAGCATACAACGAAATCAAAGGACGCACAGGAAAAATGGTAGATGGTGTATTCGTGAAGTCGAGTGATTTAAAACAACTAGACGAACCGAAGAAGCTAATTGTTAAGCCAATTGTGGCAGGTTGGATCGAAAAATCTACGGACTTTTTTACAAAAGCTGAAAAAATAGCGTATTTAATCAAATCCAAAGATGGTGATTCATATTATTTCTGTGATTGGTTTGTACGAGATGGCATATTGACGCAAGAACAAGGAGAAGAATTACTCGCTTGGGCAACGAGACAATCATATGAAACACTATTGAGCCTATACAACGGCTACGAGGTTGAGAAAGAGCCAGTATGGGCAATAAAGAATGCCGATGGAAACTATCTTACTAAATGTGCTTTATGGGGAAAAGATGGAGTAAATTATAGTTTTGAATGCAATCCATCTTATCCATTGCTTTTCACTGATAAAGCAACAGCGGATGCTGCAGCATTGTTGGTGAATGGAACAGTGGAAGAGGTGGTAGAAAGATGAAACTAAAAGACGGATTTTACTCCAGCAGCCACGGTATCGGCGGTTTAATGCTAGATATGCAGACAAAGAATCCTAAAACACGTAAGAAACCAAAATTCAAAGTCGGTGACATGGTTCGCTGCGAAGCAGAAGGGTTCGTTTATCCATTTCGTGGATATGTAGAACACGTCTATAATCACTCAGCAATCATTCGTATTGAAAACACGATGGAATGTGATAAATGGACAGCGAAAAGCAAAGAGAATTTAGCAGTGGCTCGATTGGTGGATATGGAGGTTATAAATAATGGAATTTAAAATCTTTGAAGAGGACACACGCTATGAATTAGAAAAAGAATTAAACGATTTTGCGAAAAACAATGAGATTCAGCATATATCTTTAGCAACTTCTAAGAGAGGTTATACAACTTACTATGCAGCTGTTGTGAGCTATGTAAGTCGAGAAGTGTAACTCGGCAAATAAAAAAAGCCGGATCGCTCCGACTGATGTAATAAATCCGACAAGTTTATTATATCACAGGAGGCAGCTATGGAGTTAAAAGGAATTGAGTTAAGTGACATCGAAAAAATGCAAGGAGATCATTGTGCAATCATCATTTCAAACGGGCAAATGAAAAGTGTAAAGCTTCCTCCGTTTGGAACAATAGTCATAGAATCCCATTGCAATAAAGTCAAGCAAGTTAAAGAAGAAGTGAAACAATTATTTTAAATATCGTCCTACCAGAAAACTGGCGGACACAAGTTGACAAGAACTTTCTTGTTGATTTGTGTCCGCTTTTTTGTTTGCGAAATTATTGAGGAGGCTATCTATATGAATGATTTAATTCAGGAATACAAGAATGACTTGAAAATGTTGAAAAAGCAACATCAAAAAATCTTAAATAAACGATATCGCACACCTGTCAAAGAACATGGGAGAGTGATACATAAATTAATTGATAATCGTTCTCCTCAAGATATAGTAGATCAAAAAGTAATAGCAGAAGCTATCTCTACTACAGAGTACGCTTTATTCTGGTTAGAAACAGGCAGAGAGAAGCCTTTCGATGATGAGCAAACCAAGAAGATACCAAAGCATAGAAGAGCCGTTAAACTGGCAGATATAGACGTTATGAGCTATCAAGTTTATTTACAGGAAGTAGAAAAGCCAGCAGAAGATACGATTTCTCCGAAGAAAAAAGAGATGTTGCTCCAAGTGACGGAGATAGAATCTTTGCTTTCTAATAAAGAACTGACATTATTTCATTTAATTAATAAAGATTTATGTACTTATGGAGAAGCAGCAGAACAAATGAATCTAGCTGTGGGTACTGTTAAATCTATGTCACAGCGAATTAAAAATAAGATCGACAATTATTTTGAATATGGTCATCAAATCAATCTATTTGAAATTTGCTCAAACTTGTAAACCATTCCCACCTATAAGTGAAGACAATTAATAGATTAGACACTCACAAGTTTATTCATTCTTTTATTCTGAATAATTGTTCTTCAAAAATAAAACGCAAGGGAGGAAATCTCCCTCATCGTTTAATTAAGCTTCGATAGACAGCAGCAAATATGAAGAAAAGGATGTGAGGGTCAGCTCCTACAGTTAGTTCATGTGTTGCTGTCTATTAATTGCAACTCTTTCGGTTTTATTGAGTATTTACTCAACTTAAAAAAACTGTTGTTTGTAGATGTAAGCTGTTCCTATTTATACATAGTAAAAAATGATATAATAAAAATATTACGAAAGGGGTGAGAGTGCATGGAAGACAAAATGTATTTAAGACAAAATGTTTTCACAAAAAAAGATATTGAAAATCAAATTAATGGATTTATACAGAAATTAGAAAATGCAAATTCTTATTTGATAAATAAGGAACTAAATAAAGCTTATGACCAGTGGAAAGAAGTATATGATGAGTTGAAATTGATTCAAAATGAAACAAAATTAGTACGAACGGAGAAAAAGAATGAAAATAGTTTCTTTTTTGATGGGTATGCTATATTGATGTTGGAAACTGTAGCAAAACAAAATATAAAAGCTCCCAAAAAAGAACTATCTGACAATATTGATAACGCATTAGCCGAGTTAAGGTATTACGTTATGCAAATAAAAGATGCTAGGATCACTCGTTGAGTGGTCTTTTTCTTTACATAAAGGAGGCTGCATAATGAGAAACTACTGGTATATATCGCTAACTAATGAATATCCTCGAACCATTGATGATTGTTCAGTGCGTGTTGTGCGTTCTGTACAAATCAAAAAGAAGTACTCCATCATTGAAACGACCAGAGAAGCTACACCAAAAGAGATTGATAAATGCAAACTTATTTATTGCGGTCATGGTTTCTTTGATGAACCAAACATTCAAAATAATATTAACAAGAATTTGAGGGATTAGAATGCAGATTGAAATAATGAAGTTGGCAGATTTGAAACCTGCTGATTATAATCCACGAATTGAACTTACTCTAGGAATGGATAAATATGACAAACTGAAACAATCCATTATGATGTTGAAAGAGTTTGAACAATATAATTTTTTCTTGATATACTGTGATTAAACAGTATGGAGGAAAAGTAAGATGAGTAATGTAATACAATTTTTTATTTCTAGAGATATGATAATAGTTTATTCTACAGTCATTATAGGAACAATACCTGGTTTAGTTAGGATTGTTTATCAAAAATGTAAAGTATTTAAATTTCAAAAAATGATAAAACAAATTTACGTAGTTCCAATATTTGAATGTGCTAAAAGAAATAGAGATCTAAATGAATTAAGTAAAATGGTGGGTAAAAGCATGGAACGTTTAACATATTTAAAGGAAAAAGAATTAATTTTTATAAACGGAAGTATGCAATTTGAAATGATTAGAGTAGTAGAATTTTCGCTAAGTTTAATAAAAAAAATAGACGATTTAAGCAAGGAATATGGTTTTAGAGATACAGTAGTTAATGAAAATACTTGTATATTCAATAACGAACAAATAAAACAAATTAGTTACCTTGAGAATATTTATGATGAGAAAATGAATAAATACAGAATGTTATCTATAGATGAATTTTAAATATCAAAAACAAAACTCAACCTAAAAAGAATGTGAGGTGGTGTGTATTGAATGGCAAGACAACGTGATCCAAGACGAAACGAAGCTAAGAAAATTTGGCTGGAGTCAGATGGAAAAAAGCAGTTAAAAGAAGTTGCATCTGAATTAAATGTTTCAGATTCTCAGGTTAGAAAATGGAAATCGCAAGACAAATGGAGCGCTGAATTGAAAAGTAACGTTACCAATGGCAAAAGTAACGTTACCAATCAAGGCGGTGCTCCACTTGGTAATCAAAACGCTAAAGGTAACAAAGGAAATAGCCGAGCTTCTCCGCCAGTGGGTAATAAAAACGCTTTGAAAACAGGCGAGTATGAAACAATATTTTTTGAGACTTTAAGTGATGAAGAGAAGGACATCTATTCTAGTTTGAATGATGATCCTTCTTTTACTTTATCTGAAGAAATACGGCTACTTAAAATACGGCAACTTCGAATGATGAAAAGGATTCAACAAGCCGAAGCGGGGTTAAATGATGAAGAAGTTGAACGTCTCCAGCAACTGCGCAACATTAAAACACCACTTGATGTTGGTGGTAAAAAGCTTGAGATTAAGCGTGAAGTGATGCAAGATGTTCAAATCACTAGAAAAACACGTAGAAAGATAGATGATATTTTATCTATTGAAGATTCATTGACACGCATCAGCAATCAGTTGTCACGAGCTATCAAGCAGTTATCAGAATTAAGCGTTCAGGGCAAGCGTGCTGCTTTAATGACGGCACAAGCTGAAAAGCTAAATGCTGAAATACGAGAATTAAACGGTGGCGAGGATGAGCCTGAATCAACGGTTATTATCGATGACATTCCGTTAGTTGAAAGCGAGGTTGGTTCAAATGGCATTGATGGTCAAGAAACAAACTCAAATTAAGACTACGGACTTGATTAACCCGCATTTTTATAAAGTTTGGCACGCAAAGTGTCCTTATATTTTGATGAAAGGCGGACGTGGCTCTTTTAAATCATCTGTTATCAGTTTGAAATTAGCAACAGAAATGAAGAAGCACACACAAGCTAAGCACAAAGTAAATGTTGTCTGCATGATGAGTCAGCACAAGTATTTAAGAGATGCTGTTTATGAACAAATCAAGTGGGCACTTTCAATGTTAGGCATTTCAAAAGAATATAAGTTTCGTACTTCCCCATTGCGCATCATTCATAAACGGACTGGCTCTAAGTTCTACTTTTACGGTGTGGATGATCCGTTAAAAATCAAATCAAATGCAATCGGCGATGTCATCGCTCTATGGTATGAAGAAGCTGCAAACTTTGAAAATGAGGAAGTATTTGACCAGACGAATGCTACTTTCATTCGTCAACGTTCGCCATGGGTAGATCAAGTACAAGTTTACTATTCATGGAATCCACCTAAGAATCCATATGATTGGGTCAATGAATGGGTAGAAAAATGTATGCGCCTAGATGATCATTTAGTGGACCACTCGACTTATAAAGATGATGAGCTAGGTTTTACGGATCCGCAGCAATTAAAGCTGATAGAAACGTATAGAGAAAATGATGAAGATTACTATCGATGGCTTTACTTAGGCGAAGTGATTGGTCTTGGCACGCTCATCTATAACATGGATCATTTCCATCCGCTTGATGAGTTACCAGATGATGATTACATCGTTCAGATTTGCTTTTCAATCGATAGTGGACACCAAATATCAGCGACTACCTGTGGTTGCTATGCCATTACCAAAAAGAAAAATGTCATTTTATTAGATACTTATTATTATTCTCCTGAAGGAAAAGTAAATAAGAAAGCACCGGACGAGTTATCTAAAGATTTGCATGATTTTATTGAGCGATGTCAAACAAAATACAATAAGTATGCCTACAAAATCACTATTGATTCGGCGGAAGGCGCTCTAAAAAATCAATACTATAAAGATTACAATGAGAGGTTTCATGCAGTGGCCAAAGCTAAAAAAGTGGATATGATCGATTATGTACAGAACCTCCTTGCACAAGGCAGGTTTTTTTATTTGGATACAGAAGCAAATCGAATATTTATTAAAGAGCATCGTGATTATCGATGGGATGAAGATACTTTACAGTCTGATGATCCAAAAGTTATCAAAGTTGGTGACCATACATGTGACCAGTTCCAATATTTTGTAAAAGATAATCTAAGTGATTTAGGACTGAAATGGTAGGTGAAATCATGGGAGTAATTCAAACGATCAAAAATATGTTCAAGAGAGGAGTTGATAGTGTGAATATGAGCGTTAACGGAAAAGATATAGCGAAGATCACTGATCACCCAAAAATTGGGATTGATTCGCTAGAGTACGCTCGAATAGCGGAGAACTTCAAATATTATGCTAATTTATTTCCGGATGTCAACTATAAAAGTTCATTTGGCGACAATAAAAAACGAGAATTTAAATCATTGAACGTGACTAAGACTGCCGCGAGACGATTGGCTAGTATCATTTTCAATGAAAAATGTAAAGTTACGCTGAACGATCCCACTGATAAAAAGGATGTTTCTAAAGAGATTAAAGAAGCATCTGAATTTTTGGAACAAACATTATACGACAACAATTTCTATAATTTGTTCGAATTGAATCTTGAGAAAGGTATCGCTGTAGGAGGATTTGCTATGCGGCCTTACATTGATGGAGATAAGATTAAAATCTCGTGGATTCGTGCAGATCAGTTTTACCCGTTACGTTCAAATACAAACGAAGTTAGCGAATGTGCAATTGCTACTAAATCAATTCAAACTGAAGGGGACACGAATTACTACTACACGCTCCTCGAATTTCATGAGTGGCAAGACGAAAAGTATGTTATCAGTAATGAGCTTTACAAATCTGACAACAGTAACGTTGTTGGAAAGCAAGTTCCACTGTCGATTCTATATCCTGACTTAGCTGAAACAGTCACACTAGAAGGTTTGAAGAGACCGCTTTTTGCTTACTTCAGAACGCCTGGAGCTAACAATAAATCGTTAGAGAGCCCATTAGGTGCTGGCATTGTGGATAACTCAAAAGAGATTTTAGATATGATTAACACAACACACGATCAGTTTGCTTGGGAAATTCAGTTAGGGCAGCGGCGTGTTGTTGTGCCAGCGGAATTCCTTAAAACAGATGAATCACACCCACCAATGTTTGATACAGATCAGAACGTATTCGCTGGTGTATACGGCGCTGAGAATATCGGGGTCAAAGATATTACAACACCTATTCGAACAGTTCAATATAAGGACGCTATCAGTCATCTGATTAAAGAGTTCGAGGTGCAAGTTGGGTTATCAGTTGGCTCAATGAACTATGCAGACGACGGAATTAAAACGGCCACTGAGATTGTTTCTAACAATTCCATGACTTATCAGACTCGTTCAAGCTATTTGACGATGGTTGAAAAAGTTATCAACGAACTTATCCATTCTATTTTTGAGCTTGCGGGATATGGCGAGATGTTTGAAAGCGAGAAACCACTATTCTCTATTGAATATGATAGTTATTTAGTAACAGTTAGTTTTGAGGATGGTCTATTTGTCGATCGTAACAAACAATTAGAAAATGATCTAAAGGCTGTAACTGCTGGCGTAATGCCTAAGAAACAGTTTCTTATACGTAATTACAATCTAAACGAAGATGAATTAGAAGATTGGTTAGCTGCATTAAAAGATGAAATGCCAGAAGCGGGATCAACCGAACGGCGTAGTCAAGATGCCTTATTCGATTTAGGTGATTAATTATGATTACACCAGAAAAAATGCAAAAGGCCGCAAACTCAATTATCAATATCTATTCAGAACTGGAAGACCGAATCTTTAACATCATAATCAAAGCGTTAAAACAATCTCGTTTTCAAGATGTAGCTAAAGAAGACGTGCTTTTGTGGCAAGTAAATCAACTTTCTAAAATGGGTACACTGAACGATAAAGTTATTGATTTGTTAGCAAGTTATACTGGCGAAACTCAAGAAGCGATTGAACAATTGATTAAAGGAAACGGCGTGAAGATCGTTGATGAAATAGACCGTGAGCTTGAGCGAATGGTGCATAAAAGTATCCCTGTGTCTGACGACGTAAACAAAATTCTAGACTCTTTGGTTCGTCAAACTTTCCAAGACTTAAATAATAATGTCAATCAAACGCTGATCACTACTAATTTCAACGAGAATGCAGTCATGAGAGCTTATCAAGCAATTCTCAAACAATCAACCATCGAATCTATGACAGGTCTTAAAACGCATGAGAAAGCCGTAAAAGATAACGTCTACAAAATGGTTGATATGGGAATCAAATCGGGTTTTGTTGATAAAGCTGGTCGAGAGTGGTCAATGGAGGCATACTCTCGAACCGTCGTTCAAACTACGTCGCATAGAACATTCAACGACTTACGATTGCAGAGGATGGAAGACTTCGACTGTGTCACTGCATTAATGAGTAGTCATCCAGCAGCTCGCGAAGCCTGTGCGCCAATCCAAGGCGGATGGGTATTAACTGTGCCGAAAAATGAAGCGCCAGAAGAATTCAAACATTTACCCTCTATTTATGATCATGGATATGGCGAGCCCGGTGGAACGCAAGGAATTAACTGTACGCATATTCTTTATCCTGGTAGGCCTGATGTGAATACAAATAATCAGCCACAATACGATCCAGAAAAAGCACAAGAAAACGCTGAAATTCAACAGCAACAACGAAAGTTGGAACGAGATATTCGCTATCAGAAGAAACGTATGAATGCGGCGTTAGAATTGGAAGATTCCGAAACTGTCCAGATGTGCAAACAAGTGATTGCTAACAAACAGAAACAGTTAAGGGAGCTTATCAACGAACATGGGTTCTTAGTTCGTGATTACAGTAGAGAACAAGTACAAAGTTAATAATTTTGGGCTTAGCAATCGCTAGTCTTTTTATTTTGCCCTGAATACGGCGTTAAACTGTTCAATCCATCGAGGGCGTAGCCTCGTTAAACAACGAAAGGATGAATGAAATGAAACGTGAAGAACTGAAAGAACTTGGCTTAACTGATGAACAGATTGGATCAATTATGGCTTTGCATGGTGTGACTGTGAACGAGTTGAATAGTCGGGTGTCTACCGCGGAACAACAGGCCACTCAATATCAAGAACAGTTAGAGAAAAACCAAAATGAGCTGAATGATTTCAAAGCAAATGCTAAAGGAAATGAAGATCTTACTAAGCAGTTAGAGGATTTACAATCCAGGTTTGATGAAATCAAGACGAGTTCTGAACAACAAATTGCTGATCTTAAAAAATCATCAGCGATTGACTTAGCTCTAACACAAGCCGGAGCTAAAAACATTAAGGCTGCTAAAGCCTTGCTAGACAGCGAATCATTGGAACTGACAGACGAGGGATTAAAAGGATTAGATGACCAACTGGCCGCGCTTAAAGAAAGCGACGGTTATTTATTTGGCCAATCTGAACAGGTTCCACCTAATCCCGATGGTAAGAAGGCTACCTTTTCTGGGAATGCTAGTTCTGCGCAAAACATTGAAGAAGATGCTTTTGCTAAAGCATTAGGTATTATGCCAAACAAAAATTAAATTGGAGGGAATAAAATATGGCAATTAATTACATTACAAAAGACAATGGGATTTTCGATCAGAAGATCACTCAAGGATTGTTAACGACGATCTTAGGTATTCCACAAGTTGAATTTGTGAACGGTGGTAAATCATTTACATTAACGACTATTTCAACTTCTGGTTTGAAATACCATACACGTAACAAGGGATTCAACAGCGGTACCTATGGAAACGACAAAAAAGTGTACACAATGGGTCAAGACCGTGACGTTGAATTTTACATCGATAAACAAGATGTTGATGAAACAAATCAAGATTTGGCAGTAGCTAACATCTCAAATGTATTTATTACAGAACACGTGCAACCTGAAATTGATGCGTATCGTTTTTCTACTTTAGCTTTAGGAGCAGGAAATACTAAAGAAGAAACAATTACTGAAAAGAATGCTTATACAGCCATTAAAGCTGCAATTTTACCAGCTCGTAAATTTGGCCCACAAAACCTAGTAGCGTTTGTATCAACAACCGTAATGGATGCATTAGAACGTTCTTCAGAATTTACTCGTAATATCACTAATCAAAATGTTGGGCAAACGGCACTAGAATCTCGGGTAACTTCTCTTGATGGTGTGTTATTGGTCGAAGTTTGGGACGATACTCGTTTCAAAACTAAGTTCGATTTCACTGATGGCTACGCTGCTGCCGCTGATGCACAAGACATCAATATCTTAGTTGTCGCTAAACAAGCAGTTATCCCCGTGGTTAAAGAAAACACCGTCTTCTTGTTTGCGCCAGGCGAACATTCACAAGGTGATGGCTACTTATATCAAAACCGCTTATACCACGACTGCTTTATCAAAGAACAACAAAAAGAAGGTGTATCTGTCTCTTTGGCCCCAAAAGCTTAGCCCCATCCGGCGTAACTTTGAATAAAACAACAGCTACGCTAATGGTGGGAGCAACAGAAACATTGTCTGCTACTGTATCACCAGAAACGGCAACTGATAAATCAGTCAAATTTACCTCTAGCGATGAAACAATTGCAACAGTAACGCCAGTGCAAGGAAAGGTTACTGCTATTAAAGTAGGAGCTACGACGGTCACAGCGACAACCGTAAATGGTAAAACTGCTACGTGTGAAGTCACGGTAACCGCAGCAAGCGAAGGATAGCTACTAAACTATCCTTTTTAATTGAAAGGAGGCAGTTATGAGCTATCTTACGCACGATGAATATTTAAAATCAGGATTCAACAAAGTATCAGTTTCGGAGTTTGATGACTTAGAAAAATGTGCTGCACGTCAGCTTAATCGAGTGACAGGCGATTTTTACATGAGACATTCTTTAGCTGATGACACGTTCAAATATCGAGTGGATAAGTTCAAAATTGCAATGGCTGTCCAAATTGAATATTTGAAGTCAGTTGGAGTTACTTCGTTATCAGACTTACTAAATGCTTCCCCTTCAAGTGTCAGCATCGGTCGTATGCGTATTGAATCAGGAAATACTAATGCAGCAACAGTTGGCAGAACGATGGTTGCAACAGAGGCTTATAACGAATTGATTTATACAGGGCTTCTTTACAAGGGAGTTGACTATCGATGATTCCATTAATGCCAAAAGAACTTTGTAACCAGTCAATTACTTTGAGGCTGCTAGATGGTCATGACAAATGGCAAAAGCCTATCTTTTCAGACCCAATCACGATTAATCATATGATTTTCCAACCTCAAACAGTGTACAGCGGTAGTAATAATAATCGGCAAGTGGTAGCCAACGCTATCGCTTTTTTGTTTGCTGGAGTATCTAATCCGATGCCAGTGATTAATAAAAATCATGTTGGGTCAAAGATTGACTTTGAAGGTGAGTCTTACACTATCACGACGATCGTAGATAACCGTAATCCATACAGTAACGAAGTCTACTCGTATGAGTTGGAGGTGCTGTAATGCTCCATGTTAAGGTTGAAAAAAATGGCCTCGATCGTAAGTTGTCAGTGATGAACATCAATTCAGCACTGTACTATATGACTGCTCAGATGCATCCAGACATGAACCTATATGCGCCAAAACGGCAAGGACATTTAAGAGACAAATCATTTGTTAACAAGAACCGAATCACATATACCGTTCCTTACGCTAAACCTCAATTTAGAGGGATCGTCAATGGTAATAGAGTTAAGAATTATACAACGCCAGGGACAAGCCGACGTTGGGACCTCAGAGCAAAAGCTAATCATATGGATAGTTGGCGTAGGGCATTTATTAAAGGAGGAAACTTGTAATGGATTTATGGGAACGATTATCTGATTCAATAGATTCAATTCAGGGTCTTCCAATGCCATGCTCAATGGGGTTCCTTAATGGGGAAGACACGCTTTGTGTTTATTCGATGCCAGGTAGCCGAACAGTCGAAGAATAACTTTGACGGTACGAAAGAGCGTGAAATGCTCTATGAGGTTGGATTTAACACGAAAGACCAAGAAAAAGCCAATCAAACTCTTTGGCTCATATCAAATCATTTAGACGAACTCTCAACTCTGAAGTCAGAAGATGAGAGCTTCGTCTTTTTAGGTATCGAAATAAGCGAGACACCTTTTGTAAGCGAACAGGACACTCAAGGGAACTCAACTTATTTATTAGGTATCAAAATCACCATTCATCAATTCAAAAATTAGGAGGAAATTTAAATGGCAGAAAATAGTAAAGAATTTTTACTAAACTTTAAAAACAAATTGGAAATCGATACTTCAGGAAGTACAGATTTAGATCAAATCGCATCGGCTAAATTCGCACCATTAGCAGCAGGGATCACAACTATTACTCCAGCTGCAGCGGACACTACAGATGCATCCCCTTACTACGATGGAGAAGGATTCACTGATTCCACTGTAACTGGTAAAAATATCACGTTCCAAGTTGCGGGACACCGTGTATTTGGAGATCCAGCTCAAGATTATGTAGCGTCTAAATTCTTGTCAATCGGAGATGAATTACGCACGTTAGCACAATGGATTGATGCCAAAGGGAATAAGGTTCAAGCTGTTGTTACATTGACATCTATCGTGCCATTTGGTGGTGCAGCTAATGCTAAACAAACGTTCAGCTTCACAATGGCATTCAACGGCAAGCCAAAATCGGTAGCAGTGGGGGAGTAATTAGCCCTACAAGCGTAACGCTGAACAAAACAACGTTATCGCTCGCTGTTGGGGCAAATGAGACGCTAGTAGCGACTGTTCTACCTGCAAACACAACAAATAAAAATGTAGCTTGGTCAGCTGTTGATTCTACCATTGCCACAGTTGATACAAAAGGTAAAGTAGTTGCTGTTAAAGCTGGTACAACAAAAATTACAGTAAAAACGGTAGATGGAAATAAAAGCGCAGAATGTGCACTAACTGTCACCGCACTATAAAACTATTTTAGAGCAGATGAACGATTGGTTTATCTGCTCTTATATTTCAGGAGGAAAACATGGCTATTAACAATGTAATTGACTTAGATGCCAAATTATCACTAACTAAATCCGTAAAAATTGCAGGCAAAGTATATGAAATCACTATTTCTGATGAGGTTGATCAAGCTTTGATGGATTTAACTAGTGTAGATGTCCCATCGCAATTAGAACACCTGACAGAAAAAGCAGAGAAATTGGAAGATTTAGAAGATAAATCAACTGATAAATATAAAGAGTTTATTCGCCAAGAAGTTGCTAAATTGAAAGATCGTTCAATCGCTGCACTAGATAAAGTGTTGGGAGAAGGAGAAGGAACCCGTGTATATAAGAGTTACGGAAATAGTACAAAGGCATTATTAACTGTCATTGGTTTATTGCAAAAAGAGTTGGGTGAATTGATGGTTGAACGTAAAAAAACCGCTGATAACTATTACAAAAACAAACATAAAAAGAAGTGATATAGATGTTTGATTTGGTTGAGGATTTAGAAAATACACTAATCATTGAAGGAGAAGAATATAAATTTGATCTTTCCTTTGATGTGGTGATTAGATTCTATGAATTGCTAGAAGATAAAAATTTAAAATCATTTGAAAAAATTAATAAAGCTTTTGATTTGTTTTATTTTGATGCTAAAGCTCCCATTAGTGATTTTACTTTCGAACAGAAGCAAGCAGCAATCGAAGAAATAAGTAATTATATACAAAAATGTCCATACGGAAATAACAATAATGATCAGGAATCCGGAAATACTGTGCCGGAAAAACTTTATTCTTATTCTCAAGATGCTGGAGCAATTTATTCCTCATTTTTAGCAGATTACGTCATCGATTTATTAAAAGAAAAAGGACGAATGCACTTTATCACGTTCAAAAATCTTTTGTTTGGATTAAGCGAAAATACTCATTTTCAACGAATTTTATCTATTCGTTCTAGAAGTATTAATGGACTAGAAGGCGAGGCACTTACTAGCCTACTAGAATTGCAAGAGTACTATGCCCTTGATTCAGAAAAAACTGTAAATAATCTAGATAATCAACTTGGCAGTATGTTTGAAATGCTAGCTGCTCAAGCAAAAAAATAGAGAGGAGGTAATTAAAGAATGTCTGCAGATGCGACGATAAATATTGATGTCATGCTCTCTAACTTACCAAAATTTAAAACGGATGTTAGTTTTATCGATGAAATACTATCTAAATTAGGTGCAAATACCGGTAAACAAATGGATGATCAGTTTGCTATTGAAACAAAGGCAATCCAAGAAAAGGCAATCTCAACTAAGAAAAAAATAGATGATTCACTTGGGAAACCTACCAAAGTAAAACTTACGGCAGATAATACTGATGTCAAAGAAAAATCAGGTGAAGCTAAAGCTCAAGTATCGAAAATTCCGGATAAAAAAAGCACAACATTCACAGCAGATGCTGTACAAGCTAAAACAGAGACCAGAGAATTAGGCGAAACTGCAGAAAAAACTGAATCAAAATTTGTAAATTTAAAAGATAAACTTACTATTGGAGCAGTAGCGGGTGCGACTTCTCAAGCAGTTCAAGTTATTACAGGAAGCTTTACAGATTTAGTAGGAGAAGGTTTAGCAGCTTCTGATTCAATGGATAAATTCCGTTCTACTATGAAGCTCGGTAATTTTGGGGAAGAAGAAATTGATAAAGCAGCAAAAGCAGTAAAAAAATATGCTGATGATACAGTTTATGATCTATCAGATGTATCGAATACAACAGCACAGTTAGCAGCTAACGGCATTAAAAACTACACCGAGTTGACTCAAGCAGCCGGAAACTTAAATGCTCAAGCCGGTGGTAATGCTGAAACGTTCAAATCTGTAGCAATGGTCATGACACAAACGGCAGGAGCGGGAAAATTAACAACAGAAAACTGGAATCAGTTGGCTGATGCCATTCCGGGCGCTTCTGGCGTACTTCAAGAAGCAATGAAGAAAAACGGTGCTTTTACTGGGAACTTCCGTGAAGCAATGGAAAAAGGCGAAATATCTGCTGATGAATTCAATACAGCCATTACTGAATTAGGTATGAATGATGGTGCGGTTAAAGCAGCTAAGTCTACTTCGACCTTTGAGGGTGCAGTTGGTAATTTACGAGCCAATGTTGTTTCTGGAATTATGGACATTATTAATCATTTAGGAAAAGATAACTTGACTGGCATGGTCAATAAGGCTTCTGATGCAGTGGTAGGTGTATTTCAACACATTGCAGATGTCTTTTTATATTTCCAAAAACATGAGGATACTCTTACGAATATTTCCAATAATGTAAAAAAAATAGTTGGAGCCTTGTTCTCAGGGGCATGGGAAGAAGGTAAAGATTTACTTTTTAATGTCGGTAAAATGCTTGGATTAGTTAATGAAAATGCCCAAAGTGTTAAAGACCCCCTTGAATTAATTAACGAAATAATTGGGAAAATAGCCAAACATAAAGATGAAATAAAGCTCTTTGGCGAAGCACTGGTTATAATGTTTGCTGTTAAAAAAGGCTATGAATTCATTAAAATGTTAAAAGAAGCAAAAAAAACTTTAACGGAAATGACTGCTATTGAAACAATTACTGATTTTTTAGGCGGTGGAGGGTTCTCGTTTGGTAAAAAGGCAAGTACTAAAAATATAGGAAATGTGGGTGCTGAAATTGCTGAAACAATCTTACCAAAAGGTGGTAAAGGAGTCGCTACTATTGCTGATGATGCACTAGAGTCTGTTTCTAAACTAGGTGGGTTAGCAAAACTAAGTAAAGGAGTAAGCAAAGCGCTACCTTTTGCTGGGGTACTTGCCAGTACAACTGAACTGTTGGGTAAAGGATCAGCTTCTTCAAAACTAGGGGCTTTTGGTGGTTCTTTAGGCGGAAGTGCGGCAGGAGCAGCTATTGGAACTGCTATTTTACCAGGAATTGGAACTGCAATTGGTGCAGGATTGGGTGGACTTGGCGGAACTGAATTAGGTAAAAATCTAGGGAAAGATATTGGCAAAGGATTTAAAAGCTATGCACCTAATTTAACGAATCTTTTGGGAGATATAGGACATGATATAACTAAAAAATTTAGTAAAAATGTAGGATCAAATGCAAAAGAGCTTTCAAAAACTTACACCAAAGAGATGGAAAAACTTAATAAAATAGCTGTCAAAACACCAAAAGGCGATAAAGAATTAAAAAAACAGAAAGCCCAAACGACTGAAATATTCAAAGATATGTCAGACTCTATACAAAAATATTATAAAAAGAAAGAAAAATCATCTAAAAGTGATTATGATTATTTCGTTAAAAATGGATTAATGACCCAAAAAGAAGCTGACAAAGCCCTAGCTAAACAAAAGAAAAATGATGATGAACAGAAAAAGAATCATCAAAAAGCTCTCAAGTCTATGCAAGTTTATTCTAGTGAACATTATGCCAATGTGGAAAAAATCGAAAAAGGTGGTACCAAAAAACTCCAAGATATCGCAAAAAAATATGGAAAAGATAGTAAAGAATATAAAAAAGAATTGAACAAAGAGTTAGAAGAAGAGCAGGAAAAATATGCTAAAAATATGAGTAAAGCGCAGTCTAAGCTGAACGAGCAAATTAGCAAAGAAACGAAAATAGCTTCGGGAAAACAGCTAGATATTTTGCAGGATTTGAAAGACCATAAGGGCAAACTCTCTCATGAAGAAATGAAAAATGCTATCTTAAATTCTAAAGAACAACGTGACACGATCATTAAAGATGCAAAAAAAACAGCAAATGATTCAATAAGTGCCGCTGATAAAAAATACAAAGAAACTGTTGAAAAAGCAGACAAAGAACGTTATGAAAATGGGACTATGTCCAAGAAGCAGTATGATGAGGTTGTGAAACAAGCAAAGAAAGAGCGAGATGATGCTGTCACAGCTGCTACTGAGAAAAGGGATAAATCAATAAAGAAAGCCCAAGAAACTCATAAAGAAGTAGTAGATCAAGCAACCCAACAGGCCGGAGAACACAAAGGTGCTGTTGATGGTGAAACAGGTGAAGTTGTAGGCTCTTGGGATGAAATGAAAACAAACATGGGATCCATTGTTGAAGGTGTCGCACACAGTATTGGCCATTTGATACATGCATTGAACAAAGATTGGGGAAACGACCTTATTAATTTCAAATTTGGTGCTCATGCAAAAGGTTCTAGTGGATTGACCGAAGACGAAATTGCTCTGGTTGGAGAAGAAGGATTTGAGCTTGCTCATCATCCATCTAAAGGTATTTTCCCTGTGGGTGTTAGCGGTCCAGAAATTCGTCCTCTGCAAGCTGGTACTTCAATTTTACCCCATCATATGTCTAAAGAATTCTTGGCAATGACAAAGGGGCTACCCGCACACAAAGACGGTGTCTGGGGTACTATCACGAATATGTTTGATTGGGTTAAAGATAAAGCTAAAGATGTATGGTCTTTCGTTTCAGATGGTGCCGGCAAAGCTTATGATACGATTGCTGATAAACTTGGTGTCTCTGACTTTTTAGATAACCTTGGTGATTCAGCTGAATATAAAGTTGCTGCAGGTGGTATCTCTAATATAAAAGATAAGATTATCGAATACGCACAAAACTTCTTTGATAAGTTTAATGAAGAAAATGGAGGCGGCAGTTTCGATGGTGCAATGGCAGATAATGTCTATAAATATTTAGTAGATATTGCAAACCAAGCCGTTAGGAAATTCGGTATGAGCGGGATTACTTCAGGTTACCGACCAGGAGATCCATATTGGCATGGGAAGCATCAAGCGATTGATATTGCTTATCCATCAAGTATGAATGGTTCAAGCAAATATTTTGATCCTGCAAACTGGGTATTTGAGAATTTTGCCGATAAAGTTGGGTATGTTATCACACAAGGAAAAGTGCGTGATAGAACCGGACAATCGGGTCAACCAGCAACTGGTTCATGGGAACCATGGCCAGATAATGATCATTACGACCATTTGCATATCACTGGTAAATTAGGATCAGGAGATATTTTCAAAGCAGGAGGCGGTAGTTCTCCTGCTGGTTCAGGTGCTGAAAGATGGCGAAGCCAAGTAATTGAGGCTGCAAAAATGGTCGGATTTCCAACAGATAAAGGGCATATAGACAGAATCATTAGCCAGATCCAAACAGAATCAGGCGGAAATGAGAAAGCTGTTCAAGGTGGTTATACAGATATTAATACCATTACTGGAGACTTAGCAAAAGGACTGATGCAAACAATTAGTGCTACTTTCAATGCTTATAAGATGCCAGGTCATGGCAATATTTTTAATGGCTATGATAATATCCTAGCCGGCTTAAGATATATTATGGCTCGATATGGAACAGGTGCTGGCTTCTTTGCAAATATCGGAATGGGGCATGGTTATGCTGACGGTGGAGAAATAAATGGTCCTGAATTAGCATGGATTGGAGAAGACCCTGCTTATCCAAAAGAATTTATGATAAATCCTGCTAAACCTTCTGCAGATGACTTGATTATAAAAGCAATCCGCTCGAGGGAACAATTTAGACCTGCTTCAGCAAATAATGTATCAAGCAATTCGAGTGGATTTTTAACAAGCGAAATTTCAGAAAGTTCACTTCAGAAGCTGTCTCAAGCTTTGAATAATCGTCCAGTTGAGGTAATTAGTCATCTAGACGGTAAAAAGGTCAGCCAAAGTGTAGATGAATATACTGGTTCATCATTAGCAAGAAAACTATATACGAGAGGAAAGAATTTTAATGGATGATAAAACATCAGTATTTCTCCAATTTAGTACAGGTAAATTTGACTTACTAGCAAATTACCGAATAAAAATTATTGATATAAAAATTGGGATGCCAGTACCTAAAAATGAATTTTCTTCTTATGCAGGTTCAGTAGGGAAAAAGCTGCTGACACACTCATTTGATTCTTTTCCTATTACTTTTGAATTTGATTATTTTGCAGATAATCTGAATGACCTTATTTTAACTGAAACAGAGTTGAGAGAACTATTTAATAAAGAAGCTGAATACTACTTTATCTATACGAAAGAACCTGGTAAAAGATTTCCAGTGATCGTTGAGAGTATGACTATAACCAAAAAGGCATATTTTAAAGGAAATTGCGTTGTATCATTTTCTGCCTATAAAGGATATTCTGAATCGATGGCAACGACTTTATCTGATTTCAGTTTGGATGAGGATTGGCAGTTTTCTCAAGGTCTAGTTTCTGAAGATTTTAGTTATACACACAATACTAGTTTCTTTAAGATTTTTAATGCTGGCAGTTTTGAAATTGATCCGAGAGAGTCAGATTTACGTATTACCCTCGAAGGAGAATCAGAAGGAAATGTGACTATTTTCAATAAGACCACAGGCGATCGTTTCATTTATTATCCTTCTCTCTCAACTAATTTAGGGCAGACGTTAGTTTTGGATGGCGTATACCCAAAATTGAATGGTGTAAGTTGTGGTATTGATACAAACCATGGACTAATCACTTTAGCTGAAGGGGTCAATGAAATCGAAATTCAAAATATTACTAGAGTGAAATCTTCTTGGGATTTCCGTTTCTTGTATAAGTAGGTGATACTTTGAAAAACATATTAATACGTAATTATGAAGAAACGAAAGAGGAAATCCTTATTAACTACGATAAGGATTCTTTTTCTGTCTCGTGGCAACAAAATGAAACGTGGGAGTTATCTGTGACTGTACCAGAAACAAAAAGGAATCAAATAACCTTTGATTTAATTGACTATGAAAACTATGTTGTTTTTGATGGTCAGCAGTATTCAATCAAGCAGATGAGACCATATGCTTCTGGTAGCCAAATCTATAAAGATGTAGTAGCAACTCATGTCTATTACACTATTCAAGATGGATGGCAATATGACACCATATCTGGAACAAAATCAATCAATGATCTTTTGACTCATATTTTTAAAGCTGGAAACCGAGGATTCAGTTGGGAAGTTGTAGATCCCAACAATGTATTTTTAAAAAAGGAACAGGAGAACTTTGGAAATGATAATTATTTAAATCTTATTAATGAAATTTTGGAAGATTACGGTGCCATTGTGATACCAAACAATAAGCACTTAGTATTTTATCCCATTTCAGAATATGGAAATATAACTGAGCAACAAATCCGATATAAATATAATACAGATGAAGTGTCGTTTGATATTGATACTTATGCTTTGAAAACACAAATTAAAGGGTTTGGTAAGAAAAAAGAAGACGACTCGTATTATTTTAGTCCAGTTACTTATACCAGTCCCGAATCACAGAAATGGGGAATCAGGATACAAGACCCAATAGAAGACGAACGTTACACTATTCAAAATAATATGATTGAATATCTAAAACAACAGTTACACGACTATCCAGATGTTTCAGGATCCGTAACACTAAAATGGGCTGTATCTCTTAATAAAGGGGATAAGGTTCTTTTTGTTTATGAACCTTTGAATATAAGTACCTACATTCAAGTTGTGGGAATTACTGATTATCCAGCTATCCCTAATAAAGCGCCAGAGATTGTATTATCAAATACCAAGAAAACAATCACTTCAATACTGGCAAATCTTGCTAAGAAAGGGCTGATGTAAATGGGGTTAATTAAATTATTATCAAACAATATTGCTTTGAAGTGGAAAGAAACATTCAATAAAAATGTGGACTATCTAAATAATCTCGAAAAGAAATTGTCTGATCAAGACAAATCAACGAACAGTCGTATTGATAATCTCGTGCTTCATTCAGGCGGTGATTCTCCTAACGAAGTGGTGGATGCACGTGTAAATAATAAGGGAGAAATCTTTGAAACACTACAAGCTCGTTTAAAAGCGCATGAAGATCAATCGGACGAAGAAATCAGTCAGCTTTCAAATTATGCATCCAATCAAAAAGAAGAGTTAGACCAGCTGAATAGCTCTGTCCAACAAATTATCGGCGGATATAACGACCCAATCGATATTTATGTTTCGAAAAACGGAAGTGACCAAACTGGTGATGGCACAGAAGAAAAACCCTATGCTACTATCCAAACGGCTGTGAATACCATTCCGTTGATAACTACTGCTCCGATCACTATTTGGATTGATGATGGTGCTTATTTGGAAGACGTGGTAATTAATGGGCTGTCTTATCGTTCCTTAATGATTAAACCAATAAATGATATAAGTAGTATAAACCCCTTAACTTCAGATTTGCCAGTAAGAGTAAGGAGTTTAGCGACAACCACGTGTGTAGGTTACACACAGATTTCTGGTATTCAAATAGTTGATACTGTAAACGCTCCGATAGATCCAAGTGGTAACCGATACGGAATCATGAACGAGCAATCTGGCTATATGGCGATAAATAAATGTAAATTTTCTGAGAATACAAAATCTTTGGGATACAATGCCATTTATGTTGGTGGCGTATCGAAATTAAACATGTATGGTAATACTACATTTATTAATCAAGATGTCGCTTTGCGTGTAAGGCTTATGTCAGAAGCATTAGCAGGTCTAACTGGTTCAGAAAATAACATCGGTATTAAATGTGAAGATGCTACAGTTAGAGGTACGGCTTCCACAGCATTTGCAACTACACCAACAAGCATCAGTGGCAATGGGCTAATTATATCCAAAGGGCAGGTGTTAAGTTAATGGTTTATAAAATGAATGAATCGATCATTGTGATTCAAGCAGAAGCCACTAGTCCAAACAGGACGAATGTTGTTTTTTGGTCGCATGATCGAGGAACAGCTAAGCTTCGAATGAAGTTAGTTCGGAAAAACGGCATTCCTCAAAGTCTGCCAGAAGGAACAACTGTTCCGATTCGTTTGATGTTCAAATCTGCAACGGCAGAAGGTGGTTATGGGAAACATGACTATCTCGCCACCATTGAAGATCCTGTGAATGGCATTGTTTCTATTGTGTTAGAGGATAATATACTGGGATACGTAGGCACCGTAGAAGGTAGCGTATATATTGATTTTCCAAACGACCGCTCGTTAGATACAGCTGGTCGTTTTACTTTTTATATCAAACGCAGTCCAATCGATGATAGTACACCAGAACTAGAAGATTATTATTTCAATGGTTTCAGTCAGACCATTGATAAAATTGAGAAAATTCTAGCTGATGGGAAGCAAGAGATTGAACAGAAAATTACGGAATCTGAAACGCAGATTGATGCGAAATTAAAAGACACAAGCAACAAAATCACGAAAGCCAATCAAGATGTCGCAACTATCAATACGAATATTGATAAAGCCAATGATCGTATTGATCAAACCAATCAGCAAATCGGCGACCTCGGCAAGCTGAAAAAGATGTACAGTAACAGCATTGACTTCGGGGACTATGATTATTCGGGAAGACCTAACTTATTCCTAAATTTAGATTTTTCAAAACTAAGTAAAAATGCTTCAGAGATTACAGAACCTCCTGCTTATGTTAAAGACGGCGGTTCGCATTTTGTACTTGACTTTAGCGATCCGTCAGCAAACGATGTAAGTAGAAGCGTATATATTCCATCTGTAGGACGGTTAGAAAAAGGCTCTACTTATATCGTAACTGTGCCTATAATGATTAGTGAGGATTTCTCCACAAATTACGGCTCTTCGCCTATCTATCCGTATTGTGTATCAGCTAATAACGTTGTGACACGTGTCACTTATTTATATCCAGATAATAGTTGTAGGGGAAAATGGGGGTTCATTAAAGAGACATTTACTGTACCTGAAAACGTGTCAGACGGAGAATTTACTTATTTTTAGGTTTACTCGACTAAAGGACAAGTCGGCAAACTCTACATTGGTTATGATATTAAGATTGAGAAAGTAACGTCAACAAGTGATACGGCAACTCCTTACCAGCCAAATTTACTCGATGCGCCATATTATTTGAGTAAAAAAACACTAGGTAAAAATTTACTTGATCCAACTGGCATTACAAGTAGCTCATATTTGCTTCTAACTAAAACACCAAGCGAAAAGTTACTTAAAGACCAGACCTATACTATTACACTTAAAGGAACTAAACCGGCAACGCAGACATTCCGTTGTTTTGTACAATATGAAACTAATGGTTCTACTGTGAATCTTTTTGATATGAAACCAGTTGAAGGTCTTGTTGATGAGTGGCAATTGACATTTAAAGCAACTAGAAGCGCCACTGATATAACTGGGAGACTATATGTTTATCAAGTGCCAAATACAAGTTTAGGTCAATGTAAAGTAGAATGGATAAAACTAGAAAAAGGCGACACACGAACCCCAAATATTAGTGAATATAAATACTGTGGTGAAGGATTGAAAGACAGCAACAATCCCAATGATTACAGTTGGGACATCACGCCTGAATATGCTGAAAAAGGCTTGAATAATACGGTTAGTTTGACCGAGCCACAGTCAGTTGAAGGTTTAAAAAACTTTGAGGATGGGTTGCAGATTGCAGGTGAAGAAGTTGCGACAGTTGCAGAAAGTACAGGTTGGCTTGCTCTTACACTTGTGGACGGTTTCGAAGTAGCTGAGAATAATCCACCTCAATATAAAATCACGTATCAAGCAAATGGTGATAATGAAATTGAGTTTAGAGGTGAGTTCCAACTGACCGGAGGGACAAAATTTACAAAGGATACAAGTTATTATCCATTCGGACGTGCTAATCAAGCTACAAATATACCAAATGAGTTGAAACCTGACCGAACCGCCTTTGGTTACGGCGCAACAAGTACAGGTGTCGGTGGTCGGCTAGCTGTAACCACAACGCCAACTTTTGTATTCATACCTGGCGATTCAGATGGTACTTATTGTTCCATTAGTCCTTTACGGTACACGCAAACAAAAAAATAAAGGAGTGAAATAAATGAAAGATATTTGGAAGTATGGCAAGCCTGGTGGGGAATATGCCGGAAAAGTGTTAGATGATATGGTTATGACTGTCCCGTTTACTGATGTCCCACCATTAGAAGGAATTCGTTCAGATGGGGAGCCTTTAACAATTAATGATCAATTATTTGATCCGCAAGAAAAACGATGGATTGTTTTGACGAATGTATTGGATCACAATAAGCTAAATAATCTTGAAGCAGTGTATGAAGCTCTGGAACATGAAAACGGCAATCTAAAACAGCTCAATGCCAAACTCATGCTAAACGATGTAGCAATTAAACAGGAAAATACAGCATTGAAAGAAAAAGCTGATAGTTTAGCACAGATCAATTCAAAGACAATGCTTGCTTCACTTCAAAATAGCAAAGACATTGAAGAAATTAAAGAGCAATTAAATCCAGAAGGAGGCGAGTAGTATGTTTAGTTTTAGCGATGTGAAAATGATGTTTGACTGGGGCTGTTTTACTGACGATCAAGTTCTACAGTTCGTTCCGCTATGCATTACAGACGAAGAAACAGAAAAAATTATTAACAATGAAGAGAGTGCATCTTAATTGATGTGCTTTTAGTTTTGATACAAGGAGTTGCAATATGATTAATTTAGGGGAATGGGGAGCGATAGCAGGATCAATAACCGCTATCGTTTCTTTGATTTTATTAGTAATTAGACCGATTGTTGCATCATTTACAAAAATTACGAAAACACTATCACAAGTGAGTTACAACTTGGAACTATTAACAAAAGATTTAGAATCGAGCAAATCAGATCGATTGATGATTCATGAAGAACTAAAGAAACACGATGAAAGATTAGATACACATGCAGAAAAATTGGTAGAACACACACAACAAATTAAAACTTTATTTAGGGAAACATCTCGATAAAAATAGAAAGAAGATGAATAAAGATGATCTTACCTGATAAATATTATCAAATCATTAAGTGGGCGGTACTTACGGTACTTCCGGCTACATCTGTATTAGTTGCAACACTAGACAAAGCATATGGATGGAATGGAACAGATATGACAGTTCTGACTATCAATGCAGTAGCGACGTTTTTAGGTGTTATCACTGGTGTGTCTGCATATAACTTAAAAAAATAGGAGGAAAAAAATGAAGAAAATCATTTTATCATTGAGCCTACTAATGGCTCTTTTTTTATTACCTTCGAATGCTTTTGCCTACACTATTAACAATGAATTTAATTTAGGTGTAAATGAAGGTAGCTCTCAAGTAGCGAATAATCAGTATATTTTACTTCATGAAACGGCTAACGAAACAGCAACAGGACGCAATGAAGCACAGTATATGCAACGTTCATGGACTAGTGCCTATACTGCTTATATTGTGGGAGACGGTGGAATTGTTTATCAAGTCGGACAACCTGGTTATGTGCAGTATGGGGCTGGTTCATATGCTAATGCCAACAGTCCTGTGCAGATTGAGTTACAACACACGCACGATAAAGCAACTTTTGAAAAGAACTATAAAGCATATGTTGAATTGGCTAGAGATTCAGCAATGAAATATGGTATTCCATTAACATTGGACACGCCTTATAACCAACCAGGAATCAAATCGCATTTATGGGTAACACAAAATATTTGGGGCGATCATACAGATCCTTACGGTTATCTTTCTGAAATGGGCGTAAGTAAAGAAAAATTAGCATATGATTTAGCTCATGGATTTACCGATGAAAATCCAACTACTTCAGATGATAAACCAGTCATTGATCCAACTAGAGCAGGTGCTGCAAATCCTACATTAACAGATGGAACAAATTACGCCCACATTGATCATTTCGGAGAAATCGAAAACGCAAACTTGCATGTAGCTGGATGGCACATTGCTAACTATAAATACGAGTATATTTTCATTATGGATTACAATACTGGAAAAGAATTAGCTCGAGTAAGAGCTGATGGAATTTATAGACCAGATGTAAACCAAGCTTATAATACTTCTGGAAATGTTGGTTATCATGTATCTTTCAATATGCGTAATTTTCCTAATAAGAAAGTATACGTCATGATGCGGGCAACGAATGATCCAAAAGGGAACACTAAAAGCGGAGCACAAGATTTTCATGATAAGCGTTGGTATTTGAATATTCCACAAAGATAAATAAATAGAATAACCCGCTTTAGCGGGCTGTTCTACAAAAGAGGTTAACATATATATTGATATGGATTTTAGTCAAGATATGGATTTAATTTTTATTAAATGGATAAGGAAAAATTATTGCAAAAAACATTATCTAAGGTATAATTAGTTTGAAATAAGTTAATCTATTTGTTTTCTGATGAAGCTGACCCTCTGAAGAGGTTAACGCAGTATAGCGTTATCTGAATTTATGGTTGGCTTTTTTTATTTGAATTTTATTAAGTCATAAATTCTAATTAGCCGTCGGATATCACCGTTTGTTTTAAATTCTTCTTTAGAAAGTGTAGAACGTAAATAGTTACCAAGAAGTTCTATATTTTCTTTTGTGTAGGGAACTATAGCTAAATTTTTTAGTTTTTCAGAACTGTTTATTGCTTCCTCGAAAGTCATATCATTTCTCAACTTATTCCTTTTTTTTAATAAAGATTGAGGTAGTATCTTTTCAATTGTATTAAAGCGGTTAAGATTGTTGACTACAGTTTGAGGATATTTTTCTGGTTGTACTTTTGAAGCATATTTTCTGATAGGGATGCAGCCACCACTTCTAGGTAATGCATAAGGTAGTGTTTTTATCACTAGTAGCTCACATTCAAAATTTCCATCATCGAAAACCGCATCTCTAAAGATTTCTTCTGATGTAACCAACTGATAACCATTTTTTGCTCTTTCCATAATTCCAAATCCATAAACAAATTCAACTTGTTCCATTTCCTCTTTACTTAATTCTTTTTCAGGTAGAGATAATAACATTCGTCCTTTTGGGTCATTAGTAAGAACTAGGTTATACATATCTTCTTTCACATGTCTTAACATTTTGATAGGATATTTTGCTTTGTTTAAACTAAGCGCATGATACAAAATACTGTAGTCATTTAGTTTTAACTGAGTTATAGTTATATTTCTTCCATTGTCAAAATTTATGGTATAGCTAGATGAAGTATAATTTTTTTCAGTTTCATCCCAAACGACGTAAAAAAGTCTATCTTCAATTTCCTTGAGTTGTTCACTTGTTAGAGAGAGCTGAATATCATTTAAAATGTTTCTGATATCTTCATCGCCCAAAGAATAACCAATAAAAAAGATTGGATGTTCAACAAAAATAGTAAGAAGTTTTGCTGCAATATATTTGTGTTTAGCCTCAATTTGTTCGTAATCAGCAGTATTAACTAAGATAGAGTCAGGATTACTAATACTCCCATGTATTTTATAAATTTCACCTAAATCGTATTTCGTATGAAAAAGAAGTTCTTCCTGTGAAGAATAAACTTCATAGTCAAATAATTTTTCTTGAAGGGTATCATAATTTGTTGTAATAATTCCAGCGATAGACTTTGGAGTTATAGTTTTTAATGTATCGATTTCATCTTCCATACCTGAAACAAATTTGTCATATTTTTCAAGAAAGCATGCAATCTCTATTTTAATCGGGGGAGTAGAATGTTTCTCTACCAAATCCCAATATCTATCTCGGTTTTCGGAAAATCTATCTTCATCGTACCATATTTCATCTAAGTCATCTGAAATAAGGTCACAAAGATAAGTCATATGCTTATTATAGTCAGTTCTTTCATCATATCTTTTTGATGCTTTTCTTTTCACTTTCTGAAAGCTAATCTTATTTTGATAAGTGATTTCAGCTAAATGTTTTAGGAGATCCTCCCAAGTTGGAGTATTTAAATATCTACGAGAAAAACCGGAACCTAAAAATAAGAATGGCATGGAGTCTGCTTTTCCTAATAGCGGCTTCAAAAATTCATTCATTATAACACCTCTTTTTTACTTATATTTTATCAGAATTAAATAAATATATATAGTTAAATTCGTATGTTAATTGACTTATTATACTTTTCTGGATCAACGAAAGTATACTTTATATAGTCATAACGCCGATGATCGCTTCGTGCGTCTGGCACGTCAGTCACGATATCAAACAAAAAGTATACGTCTTTCTTCATTGCCACTCAAATGAGTGGCTTTTTTATGTATTCTTTTATGGATTAATGAAAGGATGTTTCACATAGTTATACTTCTGTATATTTGAAAAGTTTTACTTTGACTTTTAAAATAGAAAGACATTCGGGTTAAATTGTGAGATAATAATAAAGAAGAGTTTAAAGCGTTCCCCAAAAACCACTTCCCCAAAAGTGTGTTACGCTTTAAACTCTTTTATATTTGAAGCCATTAAAAAGCATACCATATTTTTGAAAAAAAGTGAGAAAAAAGGCTTATAATTGGAGTGGTAGTTAATTAGTGACTTATTTTTGATTTTATAGCACTGATACTATAAAATATAGATATCATCATATTACACAATCTTAATACTAACTTAAAAAATATCCCTTTTATAAGTATGGTGATAAAATCCGTTCCGGGCTACCTTTTTAGGTAGCCTACTTTAATCTTTGTATCTTTCTGGATCAACGAAAGTATACTTTATATAGTCATAACGCCGATGATCGCTTCGTGCGTCCGGCTCGTCAGTCACCACATCAAACAAAAAGTATACATCCTTCTTCATTCTCGTTTTCGCAGCAGGAATTTTAAAGTAGTTCTTATTAGAATAGTAGAGATTGATTAATAAACTGTCTTCAATTGCTAAAAAGAAAACTTCTGAATCCCATACTTTATAAAAATCTTTGATAAATCTATTCGAAGGATTGAATTTAAACCATAATTGTGTCTTTCCTTCTATTAAAATATCTTGGTTATACGCATCTTCTTTGAAAGTTAAGGTAATTGATATGTATCCCGACCAAATATTAGGGTTGTTAGAAATTAAAGATCCTAGTCCTAGTGATAATAAAATACCAGATAATTATACAGCGCAACAGTATATTGAAGATATTTACAATGTTAGATCTGAAATACAAAGAGTTCTAGATAGAATTGAAAATGAAATTGGTAAGATAATGATGGAAATGGAAAGATCGTGATAAAGTTTTTGTTACTATTTTTAATAATGCAGCAAAAAAATATTGCCACCATTTTGCCACCGATGACTGAGGTTTTCTCAGGTGTTTTGAAATGACCTAAAGATAGAAGAGATTATTTAGTTCCTTTATAACCTTTAATACTAGAAGCATAGAGACTATCTTAGATTAATAGAGAATAGTACAGTTAGATTATTGCGAAAAGAAGCCTTCATGACCGTTCTGAAAATGGACGAAGAAGAAAGTAAGAAGTAGTAAGAGGTCTATTTGACAATACTGAAAAAAATACCATATTTACATGGGTTTGCCACCGGAATGTCACCGGTGGTTTTTTTGTTGGTAAAATTCTCCATGATATCTACCATTTCAATTCTCATTTTATTTGTAATATGAGAATAGGTGTCCATCTAATCATGTTTTGGATGCCATGGAATCAGAGGATTAGTCGGAAACAACTTTGGATTAGTCAAAAGAATCCATGTATAAACTGAGTGATGTCGCTTAAGTTAGCGCAAAATTCTTAGCTGTTTTAAAAAATAGTTTGGCTATAATCTCTCAAAAAGTGTATTTATTCAAGTAACTTTTTCAGAAAAAATAGACTAGAAACAAAAAAAGCCAGCCCTAAGAGCTGGAAAACTTAATTTTTTGTATTCAGATAAATTAGTATGCAAATAAAAAATACTATCGAAAATACTAAACCAACTAAATAATTGGATAAAAAAAGGGGATCAGTATCTGAATCATCCCAAATCTGAATCATGAAATAGATAAATGGGAGGGATGAGACGATCAGTAAACAATCTTTTTTACGCCATGTTTTTAAACAATGTAGAACAATAATTTTATATGCACAAGTAACCCAGAATAAAATTTTACTAATAAATAACAAAGTTATATCCCCTTTATTTTTTCTCTTTTGCAATATATTTATCTTATCATTATTCATTAATTATGAGAAAAAAATGAGATTGGAGGGGGGAATCGGTAATAAAAGACTTATACAAAAATGAAGGGTTGCTTAGATACGTAGATTACTACAGTATAATAAGAACGGTTTCAAGCTATATGATCATTGATACATAAGTTCAGAAAATCGACTTAAAATGTTATTGATTAATGAGAATTGGAAAAACGGCAATGAATAAATCGAGTAAACAAGAATCGAACGTACTGAAGGCAACATTTGAAAAAGAATACGGAGTTTCTACAGAAGAAGTATATAAAGTGGCAAGTCAGGGTGTTGCTATTGCAAGTGAGGTTATTCGTAAGCTTGGATTTCTATATAAAATGATGCTCGTCAATGGGAGGGAGCGGAATGAAAAAAAAGACAGATGTTACGCTAGTAGTCATGGTATAGACGGTTTAATACTAGATATGCCGATAAAGTACCCTAATTAATTCGGATTGAAAGAATGATGAAATGCGATAGACAGCAACGGTTGAAAAATAGTAAGAACAATTATGAAGAGTTGAAATTCACATCCTTGTTTCCTAGTATGTTTTTACTATTTCCGTTGCTGTCTATTAATTTATAAACATCGGAGTTACGCATATTTAAAACACATCAATTACTTATTG